GCTGCGCTTCAGGTTCAGGACGACAACGAGCAGTTCACCACGCTCACCGTCGCCTCGCAGAAGCACATTGGCGTCAACTTCACCAGCGCCGAAATGGCTCTCCAGTTGGACGACTTTGCCGAGCGCGTGCTCAAGCCGCGTATCAGCCAGCTCGCCTCCAGCATCGACGCTGATGTGGCCAACTCATACAAAAACGTGTTCCAGTCGGTTGGTACGCCTGGCGTCACCCCCGGCACCTCGCTCGTTCTGTTGCAGGCGCAGCAGAAGCTGAACGAAGCTGCCGCTGGCATGGCCCCGCGCTACGCCACCGTCAACCCGGCTGCCAACGCCGGCCTCGTCGAAGGCATGAAGGGCTTGTTCAACCCGGTTGACTCGATCAGCCGCCAGTTCAAGAACGGCATGATGGGCGAAGGCATCCTCGGCTACGACGAGATCAACATGTCTCAGTCGATCAAGCAGCACACCAACGGCTCGGCCTCGCGCGCGGATACCCCGATCGTGAAGACCACGCTTGTCAACGGTGCGACCAAGTTGACGCTCGACAACGTGACCGACGGCCTTACCCTCGTCCCCGGCGACGTGTTCACCATCGCTGGCGTGTATGCGGTCAACCCGCAGACCCGCGAGTCCACTGGTGCGCTCCAGCAGTTCGTCGTGCAGAACAGCGTGACCTCGGCCTCGACCGAGTTCGTTGACGTTGAGTTCCTGCCGGCGGTCTACGGCCCGACGCACGCCCTCGCCACGGTCAGCAAGTTGCCGACCGCCGGCGATGTCGTGACCTACGTGGGTGCCGCTTCTGGCCAGTACGCTCAGAACCTCGTGTACCACAAGGATGCGATCACGTTTGCCACCGCCGACCTCCTGCTCCCGCAGGGCGTTGACATGGCGTCGCGTCAGGTTCACAACGGCATCTCCATGCGCGTTGTCCGTCAGTACGACATCAACAACGACCGTATGCCCTGCCGTATCGACGTGCTGTATGGCTACTCGGTGATCCGTCCGCAGATGGCCTGCCGCATCTGGGGCTAACTCTTAACCTTATTCACGGAGTAACTAAACATGGCACTTCCTAACGGTACTAGTGGTTATCAGGTTGGCGCTGGCAATGTCGGCGAGCCGATTATGTTCGCACAGGCGGCCCCGACGGCGCTGACGGCGGGCGCGACGGCGACCCCGGCCCAGCTTGCGGGTGGTCTTTTCACGTTCAACGGCACGGCGGGCAACCTTGTCCTTCCGACCGTTGCTCTGTGGGAGGCTGCTTACTCGTCCACGGCAAAAGTCGATGCGGCGTTCGATTTCTTCGTCATCAACATTGATGCGTCGGGATCGGATGCGATCACGGTTGCGGTCGGCACGGGCTGGACGCTGGTTGGTGCAGGCGCGGTTTCGGCTGGTACGTCCGGCCACTTCCGTTGCCGCAAGACTGGCGACGGTGCGTGGACTGTCTACCGCATCTCGTAATGGCAACGCCCCCTACGGGTCAAACCGTAGGGGGCACTTCATACAGGAGTATTGACTATGCCGAATACTAAGGCAGTTGGTGTTGCCTTCTCTGACCCCGAGCTTGACGGTGCCGTCATTGGCACCTCTGGCGGTACGGTCGGCTTTTATGGTACGACCCCGGTAGCCAAGGGCGCGGCGCTTACGACGCAATCGACGACGATTACGTTTACGGCGCCGAGCCCGGCTGACTTCGCAATCCAAGACTTGACGCAGACGACCCCGTTTGGCTTTGTTACGAAAAACGAAGGCAACACGGTGCTTTCTGTCATTAAGAACCTTCAGGATCGCGTTGCCGAGCTTGAGGCTCGTTTGCAGGCTTACGGACTGTTGCCGTAATTATGAACATATATCTTCGCCACCCGGTTCACGGGCTAAAAATCGCTATCTCCGACATGGAGGCGGCTATGGACTACGAGCACGGTTGGGAGGAGTATGATCCTTTGGAACCGGCGGCGCGGCAGGAAGAACCTGCTGCGTCGCCGGAACCTGTCGCGGCCAATAACGAGTTAAGGGCACGGCGTAAGAGGAAAGAGTAAGCCATGGCAACCGCAGGCGATCAAATTAACGGAGCTTTGCGTCTGCTCGGTATCTTGGCTGAAGGCGAAACGCCTTCGGCTGCGATGGCCCAAGACGCCCTGTCGGCGTTTGACCAAATGGTCGATAGCTGGAACACCGAGCGTCTCGCCGTGTTCTGTACGCAAGACCAAACGTATTTTTGGCCCGCTGGCGAGCGTATTCAGACGCTCGGCCCGACGGGTGATTTTGTGTACGTCATCGGCACCCAAAGCGAAGTGCCAATCATTACGCAGAATGACGATTACCTGTCGCTAGAGGACGGCAACCCTGTCCCCGAGCAGCAGCGCCCAATCCTGCTCGATGACTCCACCTTTTTCCGTGATCCGACGACCAACGTGTCGTACGGCATCAAGTTCATTAACCAGTTGCAGTACAACAACATTGCGGTCAAAACGGTGCAGAGCACCTATCCGCAGGTGATGTTTGTAAACAACACGTTCCCAGACATATCTTTGTCGGTCTATCCAGTGCCTAATCGGACGCTGGAGTTTCACTTCATTTCGGTGCAGCGGCTGTTAGACCCGGCTGCGCTTGACACCCAAATCCTGATGCCGCCTGGTTACTTGCGGGCGTTCCGCTACAACTTGGCGCTGGAATTGGCACCGGAGTTTGGCGTTGAGCCGGCGCCCGAAGTGCGCCGCGTGGCGATGTACAGCAAGCGCAATCTCAAGCGTATCAACAACCCGCATGACTTGATGGCTATGCCGTACAGCCTGATGGCGCGGCGTAATCGCTACAACATCTACGCCGGGAACTTTTAATGAAGACGCCGATTCTCGGATCGTCTTACGTTGCACGCAGCGTAAACGCCGCCGACGCTCGGCTGGTCAATTTGTACCCCGAGGTCATACCCGAAGCGGGCAAAGAGCCGGCGTATCTTCAGCGTTGCCCCGGTATGCGACGGTTTATGGAGGTAGGCAGCGGGCCTATTCGTGGGCTGTACCCGCTTAACGGGTCGCTGTTTGTCGCGTCTGGCCAAGAGTTTTATAAGGTCGATGAGAACCTAAACATCACCAAACTCGGCGATATTACGGGTAACGGCGCGGTGTCCATGGCCGATAACGGCACGCAGATATTTGTAGCATGTAACCCGAACGGGTATGTCTACAACAACAACACCAACGTATTCCAGCAGATTACCGACCCAGACTTCCCCGGCGCAGTCACGGTAGGCTACTTGGACGGCTATTTCGTGTTCAACGAGCCAAATAGCCAGCGTATTTGGGTGACGGCGCTGCTGGACGGTTTGTCGGTTGACCCGCTTGATTTCGCGTCGGCGGAAGGCTCACCGGACGGCTTAGTATCTATCATCATAGACCACCGTGAAGCGTGGCTTTTTGGCACAAACTCGGTTGAAGTCTGGTACAACTCGGGCGATCCCGATTTTCCGTTGACGCGCATCCAAGGCGCATACAACGAAATCGGCTGTCTTGCCCCGTATTCGGTGGCTAAGTTAGACAACAGTGTGTTTTGGTTGGGGTCTGATGCCCGTGGACAAGGCATCGTATATCGCGCGCAAGGCTATCAAGGCGTGCGCGTTTCGACTCATGCGGTCGAGTTCGCCATCCAAAACTACTCTGATTTGTCTGATGCTGTGGCGTACACGTACCAGCAAGATGGTCACGCGTTTTACGTGCTGATCTTCCCGACGGCCAACACCACATGGGTGTATGACGCCGCGACGGGCGCGTGGCACGAACGTGCCGCGTTTGAAAAAGGCGAGTTCCGCCGGCATCGGTCAAACTGCCATGCTCGGTTTAAGGGCAAGCCCATCCTCGGCGATTTTGAAGATGGCCGGCTCTATGAGTTTGACTTGCGGTATTTCCGCGACGATACGCAACTACAAAAGTGGCTGCGACGTTGGCGCGCACTACCGACCGGCGCCAACAACTTGACTCGTACCATCCACCACCAGTTGCAGCTTGACTGCCAGACGGGTGTGGGCGGCTTGTACGATGACCCCGGCTTTCTTGAACAACAAGCGCCGGGGTACATCTTGCAACAAGACCTTGGCAACATCGTTGTTGAGGGTGACCCTAATAACAGCGTTGCTAATCCACAGGTCATGTTGCGCTGGTCAGACGACGGCGGCCACACCTGGAGCTACGAGCGGTGGGAATCGCTTGGCCCCATCGGCGCGACGCAAACCCGCGTAATTTGGCGTCGGCTTGGCGCAACACTCAAGTCGCGCGATCGCGTATACGAAGTATCTGCCGCCGATCCAATGGTGACGGCGATTATGGGCGCTGAACTTAGGATAGCGGGAACCAGTGCCTAACATCACTAACATCCCGGCGCCTCGCGTACCGTTCATTGACGAGCGGACGGGCCTCATTTCGCGCGAATGGTTTAGGTTTCTCAACAACCAATTCACGCTGACAGGCAGCGGCACAACGCAGATCACGACGGCGGACCTTGAGCTGACCCCGGCGTTGGCGGCTACGGTAGAAGATGCCGTGCCGGTGCTGGAGTCGGAGATACAGGCGCTTAAACTGATGCCCCGGTATCCCGAACCGAATGTGGTAAATTTTGGGTCGTTTTTCTCAACGCAGACGCAAGCAGCGACGACGATTAACACGGCCAAAGCTATCACGTACAACAACGCCGACACGGCGTATGGCGTCTACCGTGATCCAGCGGACAACAGCAAAATCAAAGTCTCGCGGCCCGCCATCTACAACGTGCAGTTTTCCATTCAGGTGGACAAGACTTCGGGCGGCACGGGTAAGTTTTATATTTGGCCGGCTATCAACGGCACGGCGGTTGCTAACTCGGCCTCGTTAATTCAAATTCAAGGCAACAACGCCGAAATCTTCTCGGCTGCAAACTATTTCTTGCCGCTATCCAACGGCGACTATTTTCAGCTATATTTTTCCGTTGACGATCTTAGCGTGCAGTTGCAGCATTTTGCGGCGGCTTCCCCGGTGCCAGCAATTCCATCCATCATATTGACCGTTATGCAGGTGTACGTATGAGCGTATTTCTTTCTCCATTTGCCGGTGTCGGGGCGCAGTTTTTCGACAATAACGGCAACATCCTGTCGGGCGGCAAGCTCTACACGTATGCAGCGGGTACGACTACGCCGCAGGCGACGTATACGAGTTCATCCGGCGCGACGCCGAACACGAATCCGATTGTCCTTAACGCGGCAGGCCGCACAGCGCAGCCAATTTGGCTGTCGCAGGGTGTGTCCTATAAGTTCGTCCTTCAAACCTCCGCAAATGTCACGATCGGCACGTATGACGACGTGTCGGGCGTCAACGACTTTAGCGTGCAGGGTATTGAATGGGCCGACATTGCCGGTACGCCGGACACGCTGTCGGGCTACGGCATCACGGACGCTTACACCAAAGTGGCATCCGACGCCAAGTTCGCGCCGATTAACAACCCCACGTTTACGGGCAACGTCTTAATTCCCGATAACGCGCCGTCCAACACCAACTACCCGGCGGGCTATCGTGACGCTCCGCAGAACAGCAAAACGACCAACTACACGCTGATTGCTTCGGATGCGGGCAAATCCATCCTAATGAACGGCAGCAGCGTGACGCTGACGATTCCGGCCAATGCGTCGGTTCCGTTCCCTGTCGGCACGGTATTTGTGGTGATTAACGTCAACGCGAGCGCGCTCTCGATTGCCATTACGTCGGACACGCTGACGCTTGTGAACAGCACGACGACCGGCACGCGGACATTGGCCCAGAACGGTGTGGCGACTTGTATTAAGATCGGCGCGACCTCTTGGCTGATTAGCGGAGCAGGCTTGACCTAATGGGCGGCGCAACCCTAGCAGGCTTTGTCATAGGCACGACCGGCGGGTCCGGCGCGGGCGTCTATGATGCTACGGACCCCGGTTCAGGGTCGGTAACGATCCCGGCTTCGGCAACGGGCGTTACGATTGAAGTCTGGGGTGCGGGCGGCGGCGGTGGGTTTGGTTATTCTGGCTTTATCGCCCCCGGTGAGCCGGAGATATTCCCCGGCGGCGGTGGTGGCGGTGGCGGATACAGTAAAACCGTTTTGGTGCTAGGTGTAGGCGACCCCGGCAAAACGATCAATTTTATCGTCGGGGCGGGCGGCGCAGGAGGCACAGCGTTCTCGCCAACTGGCAACCCTGGTACGTTCTCCAACGTGTCAAGCGGCACGTTTACGATTACGACCATGACGGCCAACCCCGGTAACGGCGGCGACTCAGGGCAATTTGCTCAGCAAGGCGCAGGTGGGTCAGCCTCTGGAGGCAACACCACCAACACACCGGGTAACGGCGGCGCGTTCTTTACGCAGGCTGGAGCCGCAGGAATTGCCGGTGATGGGACGCTTACGGCGGGCGCGGGCGGTAACGGCGGATTCTTCTTCGACGGTGACGCAGGGCTTAATGGCCGCGTCCGCATGGTCTTTACGTTCTAAGGTGACACATGGCAGTTAACGTACGAGTTTTGATTCCAGCCAAGATTGCCGAGTCTAGCCAGACGACGCAGTACAGCGCCTCTGGCGTGTCGGCCATCATCGACAAGTTTACGGCGACCAACTACGACACCACGGCGCGGACCATTTCGGTCAACCTTGTGACGCAGTTTGATAACGCCGGCAACCAGAACCTAATCATCAAAAGCAAGACCCTGCTGCCCTCAGAGACGTACACGTTCCCTGAGATTGTGGGCCATGTGCTTGCCCCCGGCGGGTCAATCTCAACGATCGCTTCGGCAGCGTCGGCGATCAACATCCGCGCTTCGGGGCGGGAGATTTCGTGATCGTCCGTAACGCCATCGCTGAGGACTTGCCGCGCTACCTGCCACTCGCGCAGGCGTTCCATGCGGCGTCCCCCATGCACGGCGTTATACCGTTTGACGTGGATGGCTATTCAGACTTTTACTTACGCGCCATACACGACCCGTCAGTAGGCGTCTGGTTGGCCGAAGACGATGGCAAAATTATTGGCATCGCGGGCGCATTGTTCTACCCTATGTACTTCAGCCCGACCAATATGGTAGTGCAAGAGTTGTGGTGGTGGCTGACCCCCGAAGCACGGGGCAAAGGAGCCGGCCAAGCCATGTACGATACGATCGAATCGTGGGCAATCGCAAAAAACGCGACAGCACTTTTTATGATTGCCCTTGAAGATGACCGCGCAGGCAAGATGGCTAGCCTGTATGCACGAAAAGGGTTTCGTCCTATGGAACGCACGTATATGAGAGAGGTGGCGTAATGGCCATTGGAACCGCAGCAGCAATCCTTGGCAGCGCCGTTATCGGCGGTGCCGTCGCGTCGCGGGGGGCCAGCAAGGCCGCCAAAGCGCAAACTCAAGCCGCCGATCAAGCGGCACAACTTCAGCGCGAGACGTTTGAACGGCAGGTAGAGCTTCAGGAGCCGTTCCGTCAATCAGGCATGGCCGCACAGAACGAGCTGATGCGCATGTTAGGCATTGGCGGCGAGCCCGGCACACCCGGCTACGGGTCAATCGGCGCGCCGTTTACGGCGGCGCAAATGGAAGCCGATCCCGGCTATGCGTTCCGTCTGGCCGAAGGTGAGAAGGCGCTGGAGCGTATGCAGTCGGCGCGGGGCCAATACCTTGGCGGCGGCGCTATCCGCGCTGGTGTGCGGTATGGGCAAGATATGGGCTCGCAAGAGTACATGAATGCCTTTAATCGCGCACAGGCGCTGATGGGCACGCGCCTTGGCGCGCTCGGCAGCCTCTACGGCGGCGGTCTGGCGACGGCGCAGCAGGTCGCAGGACAGGCCGGCCAAATGGGCTCTAACATCGGCAATCTGATGATGGGCGCCGGGCAGGCTCGCGCGTCGGGCTACCTTGGGCAGTCAAACGCACTGGCGCAGGCGCTTGGGCAGGCGGCTACAGGCTACGGCCTCTATCGAGGCGGATACTTTGGCCCGACTGGCGGCACGCCGGGCGGCGGGCAGAATTTGGGCCCGTATGGTGGCTCTGCCATACCGTACACCGGCCAATACGGCACGGGGGGTTAAGTCATGGCAGTCATTGGTGCAACTCAGTTAGAGCCCGTCAACGTCCTTGGCCAGTACGTGCAAGGCCTAGAAGCGGGTCGTGCAGCGACTCGACAGCGCGCGGCGGATCAAGCCGCTATGTTGGAGGCCCAGCGCGCAGCCGAACTGCGCAACTTTCTTGCCGCTACGCCTGATTTGACCACGGTTGAGGCGCAGAACCAGCTTATGCGATTTGGCAAGCCTGGCGCCGAAATGGCTGCCTCGTTTGCTGACATCGCAGGCAAGCGCGCTACGGCAGAGAAAACGGGTATGGAAGTTCGCGGCCTTGAAGCCAAATTGGCCGACGAAAATTATGGCCGATTCCAAAAGACGTTGGGCGATCTAGCGTATAGCGAAGCGCCCCCAACCAAAGATCAAGTGCTTGACCAGTTAGACTTTATGATCGCGCAAGGCACCATCGTGCCGCAGTTCCGCGATTATGCGGCTAACTCGTTGCCGGACGATCCCGTGCAGCTTCAGGCCGCGCTGCGTGGTCAGTTTCTGTCGCAGATTCCGCCGGCTGAACGGGCCAAGCTGTTCATACCTATGTCGGCTGCGGTTGAGGCGCAGAAGGCTCGCATCGCTGGCGCGGGCGCGGCGCGCACCACGGTTAACTTGCCGCCTGCCGGCAAGAAGTTCAGCGAAACGCTGGGCGAAACCGCAGGCAAGCGTTTGGATGACTTCCGCACTAAAGCAGAGTCGGCGGTGTCTTCGCTGCAAAACTCTGAGCAGCTTGCGCCGTTGCTCAACGATCCGAAGTTTATTTCGGGCACGTTGGCTAACGCGCGTCTGGCTGTTGCTAAGGCTGTGGGTATTGACGTGTCGGCGACGGAAGCTTACTTCGCGGGCGTTGGCCAGCAGGTTGCCGAGCGCATCACGGCGTTTGGTGCCGGTACGGGCCTTTCGGATGCTGACCGTGAGTTTGCTAAGAAGATCGCGGCAGGCGAAGAAACGCTGTCGGTCGAGTCCATCCGACGCATCATCCGCATCAATAACGAGTCGGCTGAAAACGTCATCAATCGCTACAACAAAGAACGCGATATGCTGGCTAAGAAAGAGCCTGAAGTGCTGGACTATTATCCCGAAGTTAAGTTTGAAAAGCGCGCGGCGGCGCGGTTATCGCCGGCAGATCAGGAAGCGCTTAATTGGGCTAACTCCAACCCGAACGACCCGCGCGCGGCGCAAATCAAGCAGCGACTTGGAGCACGTTAACTATGGCCTTTGATCCAGACGCGTATCTGGCGCAAAAGAAGCCATCTACCGCACCGGCGTTTGACCCCGATGCGTACTTGGCTCAACAGCGTCAGGATGTCATGCCGACCGGGCGCACATGGTCGCAGGTCGGACGAGAAGCCATTAGCAACATTCCCGAAAGCGGGATGCAAAGGCTTAAAGGCTTGTACACGGCAGTCACGCGTCCGCGCGAGACGCTAGAAGAACTCGGCGAAGTGTTGACCGGCGCGTATGCTCGGTTCATCCCGCAAGAGTGGATGGCGCGACCCGACAAGGCTGCGGAGTTTATTGCAAAAGCCGATGCAGTCGGCGGTGTCTACCGCGACCGTTACGGCAGCGTTGAGGCGCTCAAAAACACCATTGCTACGGACCCCGTTGGCTTCGCCGCCGACGTGTCCACGCTAGCGGGCGCAGGTGCCGTCACGGCTCCTGGGCGCACGGGACAGGTGCTTGGCACGGTCTCTCGCGTCACTGACCCCACCCGAGTCGTTACGGCGCCGGTGGCCGTTGCTGGCCGTGCTGGTGTTAACGCGCTGGAACGCGCAGCAATCGGTGGTAAGGCCAACGTGCTACTTGAAGCCGCTGAAGGCCGCGCGCCGGAGATCATCAACGCGCTGCGTCAGCAGCCTGAGATCGTACCGGGCGCCATACCGACGGCTGGCGAAGCCGCAGCGCCTGTAGGCGCAACGCGCTTCGCGGCGCTGCAAGAGTCGGCAGAGAAGATTCTACCCTCGCAGTACATGGCCCGTCGCCAGCAGCAGGATGCGGCTCGCGCGGCCTCTATCCGCGAGGTGGGCGGCACGCCGCTCCAGCTTGAGACGGCTAAGAAAATCCGCGACGCCACGGCTAAGACCAACTACGGCACGGCAGGCAAGCAGCTCGTAGACGTGGACGATGTGTTCCGCGACCTGCTGTCGCGCCCGTCTATGGACAAGGTGATGGCGCGTGCAGCAAATCTTGCCGCCGAGCGCAAGCAGCCGTTTGTGATCGGCAAAGACATGCCCGAGCAGCGCATCCCGTCGTCCATTCTTGGCCCCGGCGGCGTGCCTGCGCGCGAGGTAGTTGTTCCGGCTCAGGTCGCGCAGTACCCGGTGCAGAGCTTGCACCACGTCAAGATGGCTTTTGACGACATGATTCGTGACCCCGCGACGTTTGGTATCGGCAAGTCCGAAGCCGCTGCGATCGCAGGCACTCGCGCGGAGTTTTTGAATTGGCTGGAAGGCAAGGCAAGCAGTTACAAGGGCGCCCGCGAGACGTTCGCACGTCAGAGCGGCCCGATCAACCAGATGGAAGTCGGTCAGTACCTTGAGAGCAAGTTGACCTCAGCGCTGCAAGGCGAGCAGAAGCTCCGCCCGGCAGCGTTTGCGGGTGCGGTTGAAGCTGCGCCGCAGACGATTCAGCGCGCTACCGTGGGTGCGCCGCGCTATGAAAAGCTCTCCGACGTGTTAACGCCGGGGCAGGTCAAGATCGTTGAGGACATCCGCAAAGACTTGGCGCGCCAGGCGCTCTACCGCGAGCAAGCTCGCGCGGCACGCCCGGCTGGCCCCAGTGCTGAGACGGCTGGCACGCAGCTCTTGGTCGAGGCGGCAGGTGGCGTAACGATGCCGACGTTGCTTAACCGCGTCACGACTGTGGCCAACGCGATCCTAAAGCGCTTGGCTGGCAAGATTGACCGCAAGCTCGCTATCGAAATTGCCACTGACATGCTGCAACCCGAAACCGCTGCGCTCGCCCTTGAGGCTGCGCAACGTCGCGCAGGGGCAGTACAAGGCGCCACTGGCGCTATCCGTGCAACAGGCGCCGCAGCGCAGCGCGCAGCAGCCCCGGCGGTTGTGGTGACGAACGCACTCGCGGGCGCTGAAGCCCGTCAAAACCAACTTGCTCAGTAAGGAGACGACTATGCCCCCGTCAATCAAAGGTGCGCTTAAATCCAAAACGGTGTGGTGGAACGTCATGCTGGCGCTGCTCGCTAGCATCGAAATGTTCGCTGGGCACCTGACGACGTTGTTCGGTCAAGACGTTGCGGCGTCGATTTTGCTGGTTGGTGCGGTCACGAACCTGGTGCTGCGTACGATTACGACGCAGGCGCTTGCGGATAAGAAGTGACGGTCGAAACCAAGGACTTGCGCCTACTGAAGACGGACTACGGCCACAAGATCAAGGCCGTTGCCGACCGGGTAGCAAGGTTAGAGAAACGAATTGATTGGGTCGAAAAGCTGCTGTGGCTGTCGGCGGGAGCGCTGATTAGCTGGCTTGTCACCCTAGTGCTACGGAGCGTGTGATGGATGACGGGCAGATTCTCTTTAACATCATCATAGGAATCGCTGGCTTGTTTGGCGGGTGGATTCTCAACAACATTAGCCGCAGCATCGAACGACTGGATCGTGACGTGCGCGCTATGCCGTTGACGTATGTGACCCGTGCCGACTATCGCGCTGACATCGACGAAATCAAAACGATGCTTATGCGCATAAACGACAAGCTAGACGCCAAAGCTGACAAGCCGTGACGTTAGGCCAAAAGCAACGTGTGTTCGCCCGTCTGGTGGCCAAACTGATTGAGAAGGCTTACGAGCTGGGCTATGAGGTCTCACTAGGCGACGCCTATAGAGACCCCAGGGTCCACGGCGCTTTGGGCGTACGCAAGTCTTATAGCCATCCGAATAGCGCCCATAAGGTGCGCTTGGCCATTGACCTAAACCTGTTCCGAAACGGAGAGTTTCTGGAACAGTCCGAGGATCACCGTCCACTAGGCGAATGGTGGGAGCAGCAGCACCCGCTTGCGCGCTGGGGCGGACGGTTCGACGACGGCAATCACTACTCTTTTGAACACAATGGTGTAAAGTAGTGCCTTACTGGTTACTGAAGTACGCGCCGCATTTGATCTTGACCGCCGGCTTAGGGTTGCTGGCAGTCTATGCGGCACACACATTTCGGGAGCAAGGCCGTGAAGAAATTCGACCTCAAGTGGAGCGTCTGGAAGCTGAACTACGGACCGAGCGTGCTAATCGCATACGCGCTGAAGTGGCTTCAAATGCGTACGCATCCGAATTGGCTGCTCTTGCTCGCCGTCCTGCTCGCAATACTCCTGTCCGGTTGTGCCGCGAGCCCGCCACAGTGCCAGCCGGTAGCGCCGCCCAAGGAACTAATGGAGCCGCCCCCGCCGCCGGGAGCAGTGCAGGATCGGCTGGAACAAATTTTGAACAAGGGCCAGACATCGGGCCCGAGCTACGCGAACTAGCCGCGCAATGCGACGCGCAAAACGCAAAACTGCGTGCGCTGCAAAAGTGGGCACAACCGGCGCCGTAACACGCGACGACGGTATCCCACAGCACTTTCAACTTGCCGGTCACACCATCAAAGTAAAAGCTATTCCGCCTTCAAAGTGGCGGCATGGCAAAAATTGTGTTGGAATGTGGCTTCCTGACAAGTATGAGATTCATATTCTAAGTTCTTGTAAAGGCACAAATCGCCAGCAGGTGTGGGCTCACGAAGCAATTCACGCGATGCTTGACGTGGCAGGACACGATGATTTGTCCCGCGACGAACAGCTCGTAGATCGCCTCGGGCACTTGCTGCAACAAATGCTAACAACGATGGAGTAAACGATGGCTCGGAAAGTATCCGACGATCAGCTAGTCAAGGCGCTACGCGAAGCAAATGGGGTTAGAGCAGAAGCAGCGCGATTGTTGAATGTAAACGCTCGGTCCATTATGGCCCGAATTGACGGGCTCAAAGCCAAGGGGTTTGAAGTTCCCGACTCGACCTACAACAAGGCTACGCTGCCCGAGAAAGACTTTGAGTTTACCCCGCTGCCGATGGACGACGTGCCGATCGAGCAGCTCATTGAGCACCGCAAGCGGCAGTTCGCGCATAAGCGCGAGCACGAAGAAGCCTCAAAACTGATTCCAGTTCGGATCAAGATACCTGGCGCCATAGGCATTTTGTTCTTTGGCGACCCGCACGTCGATGACGACGGCACCGACATCGAGGCGCTGGAGCGCCACACGCAGCTCGTTCAAGACACCGAAGGGCTGTTCGCCGTCAACGTAGGCGACACAACGAACAACTGGGTAGGCCGTCTGGCCAAGCTCTACGGCGAGCAGAGTACGTCAGCGGCGCAGGCCTGGCGCCTTGCAGAGTGGTTCGTTGGCCGATGCAACTGGCTCTGGATACTCGGCGGCAACCATGACCTGTGGTCGGGCTCGGGCGATCCGATGCGTTGGATTGCCAAACAACAGGACGCGCTCTACAAGTCAAGCGAGGCGCGCATCGCGCTGCGCTTCCCGAATGGGGTCGAGGTGCGCGTCAATAGCCGCCACGACCACACGGGCTCGTCGATCTGGAACCCGGCGCATGGGCCAATGAAGGCGGCGATTATGGGCACCCGTGACCACATCTACGTCGCAGGGCACAAGCACGAATCGGCTTACTCGGTGCTTAAAGACCCGATTACGGGTATTGCAATGCACACGATGAAGGTCGCCAGCTACAAAGTGTTCGATCGTTACGCCAAGGAGCGAGGCTTCCGCGACAACGCGTTCAGCCCTTGCGCCCTAGTAACGATCAACCCGAGCCTGCCGCCAGACCATCCCGATATGGTCAAGGTCTGGTGGACGCCCGAGGAAGGCGCTGAATACTTACGCTACCTGCGCTCGCGGGGCGAGTAGGGCCATCATCTCGGCCCGCTCGCGCGTCGCGCGCAGGGCGCAGTAGCGCTGGTGCAGTCGCTCGACAAAGGTGACGCGCTGGCGGCCTGCCATCTCGGCGTCAAGAAGGGCTTTGACCTCAGCCTCGGTCATCTGATTCAGTTGTGCGTTTAGTTCGCGCCAGTTCATTTCAGCTCCCACATTGCTACGTCTGACATGGCGCGCTTGTCATGCAGCGCCGCCCAAATCTTCTCGTCAATCGTCTTGTCCGTTTGCAGGACATAGACCCACACGTCATGCCGCTGGCCGCTACGGTGCAGCCGTCCGATCGTCTGCTCGTACTCCTCAAGCGACCACGGCAGCGACAGAAACACCATCCGACTGCCGCCGTGCTGCAAGTTGAGCCCGTGACCCGCCGACTTCGGGTGGATCAGCAGCAGCTCAATCTCGCCTCGGTTCCACGCGTCGATGACGCCCGGTTGGTCAATCGTCGCCGCTTTCGGATACCAACGCTTCAGCGCTTCCAGCTCGGCTTGATAATTGTAAACAATTATCGTATTGGCGTGTTGGTTTTCGTCTAGCAAGTCTTCTAGCAGTTCTAGTTTGTGGTCAGAAAACCACACCGTCTTTTGCGTTACGTCGAACTTGCCGGGGCGATCAGACGCCGTGCGGGTCGTGTCGTAGACGAACCCCGAGGCCATCTGCTGCAACTTGGCCGTGACCGCCGCCGCGTTAGCCGCGATCGCCTGCGCGTCGGGGAACTCCACCATGAAGTCCCGCTTCATCTTCTCGTAGGGCTCGCGGTCAAGGAGCTCGCAACGTAGCGTTACGGTGTGCAACGGCGGCAGCTTGTCGCTGTACTCGCCAGGCTCTAGCACATAGGTCGCGGGCTTGATCCGCGCCATCACCTGCTGCAACGCGCCGGTAGCGGGTGTCCACTCGCCATACTCCCTGTTGAGGCAAATAAAATATTGCTGCAAAAAGGCGCCCTTGCTTCGCCCGAGTAGGCTTTGGTCGATGATCTTGCATTGCCCAAACACATCCTCTAGGCCGTTTGACGTGAAGCTGCCCGTCAGTCCCCATCGAATATTGACCGGCTCCAGCGCCTTTAGAATCGCCTTGAAGCGAACGCCTGACGGATTCTTAAGGCGCGTCAGCTCGTCAAACACCACGCCGTCAAAGTCCATCTTCTGTTTAGCCAGCCACTGCAAATTATCGTAGTTCGTGACCACCACGCGGGCGTTTGAGGCTAACGCTTTAAGCCGCCATGTGGGTGAGCCCACCGCTACGGATAGGGTCAAATCGGGTGTCCATTTGGTCGCCTCGACCGGCCAGACGTGTTGCGCCACACGCAACGGCGCCACGACGAGCCAACGCGTGACAAGTCCCTCGCGCAGTGCATCGCGCATGGCCGTGAGAGTGAGCGCCGTCTTGCCAGCGCCCACAGGCGCCAGCACCATCGCGCGGTCGTGCTCAAAGAGAAAGTCAGCCGCTTGTTCTTGATACGGTCTCAACGAAAGCATCGACTTCCTCTATGGAATATATGACTTTGTAACGCTGATTCGTTTGCGCCATGACAGATGCAAACACCTTCTGTAGCGGCGATAAACGCCCGCGCTCGGCTTTCAGCTCAACAAACCACGTCTGCCCGTTCGGCAGGCAAACGATCCGGTCGGCCACGCCGCGCTGGCTCGGGCTTTTAAACTTGAACGTGACACCGCCTGCGCGCTCCACCGCCCAGGTCAGGTATTCCTCAATCGTCTTTTCTCTCATGTTGAGAATCCTATGCGATAAAACAATGCTTGACAAGCCAAACGCGCCGGTCTACGCTTGCGCAAACACAGTAAAGGAGAGTCCTCGATGAGTCATAGCAACATAGTCGGCGGGTCCACCGCCAAGCGCGTGATTAACTGCCCCGGCAGTGTCGCGCTCTGCCAAAAAGTCCCACCGAAGCCGAGCAGCAAGTACGCCGATGAAGGTACGTTGCTGCACAACGTCATGGCCGAGCTGTTGGGCTCCGACAAGCCGCTGCGCGAGTTGGTGGGTATGCGTTTCAATGACATCGAATTAACCAACGAACTTGCGGGCGAGAAAGTATTGCCCGCGTTGGAGGCGCTCAATGAAATCGACCCCGAAGCCAAGCTTGAATACGCAGTCGAACAAACCGTCAGTTTCGGTGATTTTTTACCGGGTGTGTTTGGTTCTTGTGATCTTATCGGTCGGATTGGCGATCGCGCTATCGTACTGGATTGGAAATTCGGTGATGGCGTGGCCGTCGAAGCTGAAGAAAACCCTCAGTTACTATTTTATACGGCTGCGGCGATTCGCACGCCGGCGCTTGAGTGGGTATTCAAAGATGTCAAAGAAATTGAGTGCATCATTGTCCAGCCGCCGAAGATCAAGCGCTGGGTAACATCGTTCGATCGCGTACGCCAGTTTGAGCGTGAACTGGTCTATGCTGTCAAGCAGTCGGCCAAGCCTGACGCGCCGCTCAAGATCGGTGAGCACTGCCGCTGGTGTGCAGCCAAGCCCATCTGCCCGCTGATGACGGGTGCGGTCGATCGCGCCACGCAGACGCAGATCAAAGAGCTGGACGCCGAGCAGCTTGGGCAAATGCTGGAGCGCGCGGCAGTGCTTGAGAATTGGATCAGCGACTTGCGCGCGCTAGCGATGCAGGTGCTAGAGTCAGGTAATCCGGTGCCGGGCTACAAGCTTGTAGCGAAGCGCGCCACACGCCAATGGCGTGACGAGGAGACGGCAAAAGCGGCGCTCTGCGCCCTGCTGCCGATCACAGAAGTGACCGAGACGAGTTTGATCTCGCCGGCACAAGCTGAGAAGAAGCTCAAAAAGCTGAAGCTCGGCCTGCCGGACGATCAGGTCATCTTGGTCTCAAGCGGTAACACGATGGCGCCGGAGAGTGATCCCCGTCCCGCCGTGTTGCAAATCGGGTCTCACTTGACTGCGGCCCTTTCTAAACTAGTGTAGGAGTAAAGTAATGTCCAATATCACAGCGTTCGCAAAAGCAGGATTGCCTGCGGTAACTTCCCTGTCCACCGCCCTTCGCAGCATCGAAGTGGATGTCGGCCCTGTCGGGTCGGCCATCCTCAAGATGGACAAGACGGGCCATTGGGTTTTCGGCGCGGATCAAACCGAAGCTGAAGCCGATAGCAAGTGGGCAGTTAACCCTTTCTCGTTCGTCCACGGGTTCATTGCTTGGGGCGACGGCGAGGTGCTTGGCGAGAAGATGGTGTCGGTGTCACAGCCGCTGCCTGAGCTCGACCCGGCGCCGCCGCAGAGCAAGAAGGGCTGGGAGACGCAGGTCGGCATGAGCTTGAAGTGCATCTCGGGTGAGGACGCGGGCCTTGAGGCTCGCTACAGCACCACGTCGGTGGGCGGCAAGCGTGCCGTGCAGGCCTTGGCAGCAGCCATCGCCGCGCAGGTCGAGCGTGACCAAAGCAAGCCCGTGCCGGTTGTGCATCTGAAGAAGGAGCACTACCAGCACAAGAGCTATGGCCGCATCTACACGCCGGTCTTTGAGATCGTCGAGTGGGTGTCCATGGAAGGAGAGGCTACGAGCGAGCCTGAAGGCGGCGATGACACGCCGCCGCCAGCCGCCGCAGCCCGTCGGCGTCGCGCTGCGTAAAAGGAGCGGGGGCGCCTGCGGCCCCCGATCTTTCTATGGCAATACTTTGGTTAGACTTTGAGACCCGCAGCCGGTGTGACCTACCGTCAGCCGGT